GTAGTGCTTACTTGTACTTATACAAAATGGCTGAACTCAAGGAATTTTTAAGTCCTGTACTGAGTGAAGATGAAGATGAAACTAATTTCGAGACAATACATTGATTGAAATTAGTAGAAGTGATATAGTTTCTGACTACTTAATGGAGTTTGATAAAGAAGAAAGATTTATCAAGCTTCCTATAAGTTCCTACTTAGAATTATTAGGAATAGACCCTAATACATCTCAAACTGCACTTATCAATGCAGTAAGTAATCCAAAGTATAGATTTATTTGTGCCTCTGTAGCTAGAAGGCAGGGTAAAACTTACATCTCAAATATTATAGGACAGTTAGTATGTCTTATACCTAATAGTCACGTACTATTAATGTCTCCTAACTATTCACTATCACAAATCTCTTTTGATTTACAAAGACAACTAATCAAACACTTTGATTTAGAAATGTTAAGAGATAATGCTAAAGATAAAGTAATTGAACTTTCTAATAATTCTACTATTCGTATGGGGTCAATCAATCAGGTTGATTCAGTAGTTGGTAGAAGTTATGACTTAATTATTTTTGATGAAGCAGCACTAACTGATGGTAGAGATGCTTTCAATGTGGCACTAAGACCTACACTTGATAAAGATAATTCAAAAGCAATATTTATATCTACTCCTAGAGGTAGAAATAATTATTTTGCTGAATTTTATCACAGAGGATTTAGTGATGAGTTTCCTGAGTGGTGTTCTATAAAAGCTACTTGGCATGAAAACCCGAGAGTATCTGAACAGGATATTATTGAAGCAAAGAAAGGAATGTCAGAGGCTGAGTTTGCTCAAGAATATATGGCAGACTTTAATGTATTTGAAGGTCAAGTATGGTCGTTTAATCATGAAGAATGTGTAGCAGACTTATCT